GACATTATTGAACGTCAAGCACTTGAATACATTGGCACGGGTGCGGCCAGTAGCGCATCAGATGCTGTGGAAAGAGCCACAAAATTGTATCTCGGCCATTACCAGTTTGATGGCACGTTGCGTATGCCTGCAAATATGGACAACGATTACATCACAGACGGGTTGGAAGATAGCCTGACAAACCTCTATGATTCGTTAACGATTGTCGATGTGCCAAATGATTTGACAATGGCTTACAACGCCAATGAAGCATTAGATCAGTGGAAATCAACCATTGAAAACAATCATTTCTGGATTGCCGACAACGAAACCTATGGCGCATTTTTGTGGGTCCGTGCCGAAGATGGCACTGCGTACAGAGTGCTTCAGGGTGGCGATCAAGTCTACCAGCGGTACAGTGATGTGGTTGGTCAGCGCATGGAAAGAGACGAAGCGGCAACGCAAGAGTTTAGACGACAAATGTTGGGGACTGATTGATGGCACTGTTATTTAAGCAGGGCGCGGCATCACAATTTAACTTGCAGGACTTTGAGCCTACGTTTGGTCAAAAGTTCGGCGCTATTGTTGACGAAACATTAATTGAAAACCCAACAAATGTTGCGTACAAGAACATTGAATTAGCCATTGATGATGGCCCAAAGCTATCAGCAGATGAAGCCAGCGGATTTCTAAAACAGTATCCCTTCCGTTTAGACATTGATGCACCCAAAGACGGCCAATACTCAGAAGCGCAATTGCGCACATTGGCTGAACAGCAACGGGAATTGCGCAAGGTCGAAGACATTCGTGACCGCACACCGTGGGACTATGGCTCACCTATCCGTGCGTTGGGTATGTTTGGTGCGTCATTGGTTGACCCAATTAACGTGGCCACAGCATTTATACCGTGGACAAAGACAATCACAGCGGCTAGAGCATTGGAGGCGGCTCGGTTGTCGTCATCGGCTGGCACACGATTTTTAGGTCGTGCTGGTTTGGGTGCAATTGATGGCGGTATATCAACAGCGGCAATTGAACCGTTCTATGCACTGGGCAGATCAAATCTAGGCAATGATTACGATGCCTTTGACTCAATGGCCAACATTGCGTTTGGCACGGTCTTGGGTGGCGGCATTCTGGGCGTGGGCGGTGTGGGTACAGACGCATTCCGTCGGTTGGCTCGCAGAGAAATTCCGTCTGACCGATTCAAGGGTTTGTCGGTTGACGACATCCAGCTCGTTCAGGCGTTAGATGTGGAGTTAAAGGCTGGCGGTATGATGCCCAGCACATTGCGTGCGGTGCTAGAAAGCTACAGCCCAGAGATGCGTCGTGCGGCAGGGTTTCCAGAGGATTTGCCAGAGATCAGAGCCAGAGACCCACGGTCAACAGCGTCAGTGGTTAGTCGCAGTGACGATGGCTTGTCGATGACGGTCAAGAACCGTGCTGGCAATGTCACGGCTCAGATGGATGGCACGAACCTGCGCATTGTGTCGGCCAGTGTGCGTGAGTCAATGCAACGCAGGGGCAACGGTTCAGCACTGCTAGAGCGCACCATCAACGAGGGCTTGGATGACGGGATGTCAGTTGTTACTGATGCGACTGTCCCCACAGCGTTGGCTCGCACGATTGAATCGCTAGAAAACCGTGGTTTTGTAATTACCAAAAACAAAAACACAGTTAACGTGCCAGAGTCAGAGGTCGCAGGCGGCGCAATCCGCAGTGCAGACCCAGACCAGCCCGTATATACAATTGAGCGTGGCGAAGGCTACCAGCGGCCACAAGAGACGGCACAAGATCAGATTGATGCCATGTCACCAGAGACCCGTGAGGCAACGTTTAGGGGCGGCTTGGCTCAGATGTTGCAAGGCTATGGGCTGTCTGTTGACCCGATTATTAGAACCGACCCAGCATTTGGCGCAACCAGCACAGCGGCTGATCTGAAGAAAAACGCTGACCTGTCACTGCGGCCAGAAAATATCCGTGCGGCTGACTTTGAAGCAAGCGAAGAGATTGAGTTTGACAACGACAACAGCCAAGGCTGGGACAATGCTGCCGATGCTGAATTGGCAATGCTTGATGCTGACACACAGCTCGAGCAAACCATTGCTGCTGGCGACAATGCATACAAGTATGCGCGAGCCAAAGCCACTGCCAATAAACCTGGCGCAGGCATAGAGCCTAAAAACAAGCTGGGGTTTGAACCAGACCTGCGAGTCAAAGCCAACATTGCTGGCATGACGCTGCCCAAAAAAGCGTTAATTTTACAAAAAACAAACATTGGCAATGCACAATCCCAGATTGATGCTATTGACGAAATCTTGGGAATGTTCCCAAATGCGTCCAAGAGCGTTGAAGAATGGTCACGGATGCAAGCATATGCCTTTGCGTCAGAAGAAGTGCCTGTGCCTCCCTATGCGTTTATACGGGATGTAAACAGTGACTTGGCATCGGCTAAGTTGTCTCGGTTGTCAGCGGGTCAGATTGCTGATGCGAACGAAGGCTTTGCTGGCGCAAGAGATTTTAGACAGGCATACACAAATAATGAGCTGTCCGTTGAGACAACTGGCAAGTTGTTTTTGTGGTCGTTCTTGTCGCGTGGTGTCAGCCCGTACACGCAAGAAGGTTTGTTTATTGATTCGTTTGGCGGCATCAACAAATGGATTGACCGTGCGGCTGCAGGGACATGGGACGTTAATGCAACCGAAGTTTATGAAATTGGCGATGCTGCTGCTAGGGAACAAATTGCTGATTTTATTTTTGCCAATGAAACTGCTGCGTACGAGGCAGCCAAAGTAAAGGCAGCAAAACTAGGCTTGCCACTGAAAGAAAAAGTGCCAGAGCGGATGGTGTTTGATGTAAACCCAGACGACAGCGTCAATATGCCGTATGAACAGTGGGCGCGGCTGGTGTCACCAAAAGGCAGCGGTCAGCCAGGCTCGGGCGCAATACATAATCTAAATGCATTTGGCAGATTGTTTTTAGCCAAGATGAGTCAGCGCGATGAGAACGGCGTGTCGTTATTGCAAAAAATGCACGATATGATGTCTGACCCAGACATGACTGGAAAAGACATTCGGCGTTGGTTTATTGCAAACACAGACGGTGTTGGCATCGACAACAAGGTTGTATCGTTTACTTTGCTGGTTACAGGCTTTGAAGATGTCATGGTGCTAGATCGTGTGCAAATTCGACAGCTATGGGATGACGGCAAGTTTGCTGGCAAAAACCTGTACGACGGGCGCAAGGTCAATGGCAAAAAAGTAGCAGGCAGTTCGCTGGCTGACATTACCCTTGGTGCGCGTGGCTTGCTGATGTACGAGGCTATCGAGCGTGCGCTATCAGAGCGGATTGTGGACATTTACTCTGCTGTTGGTCGGTCAGAAGATGCAAGCATTGGTCGCTATCACTGGGAAACATGGGTTGCGGACAGCCAGCAAGAAGCCAGCCACGGCACGCTAGGCGCGATTTTGCCTGATGCTAGGGGTGACGATAACGCCATTGCTCGGGTTACTGTCAAACAAGGCGAATACGGCGCATATGAGTATGGCGCACGGTATGGAAGAACCACTGACGGCGAACCGTATTTTGTTTACAATACACCAGACGGTCAGGAATTTGAGTTTAATATTCCTGCCTTCCGAGAGTTTCTGACAGAGATTTCTCGCAAAGGCAAAGGCAGAGTAGTTCCTTCAGACTTTAAAGTGACGGAGAGTGGAAATGCCCCTTGGTACACAAGACCAGAAGTTGATCAACAGCTACTTACAGAAATTGCAAAAAAGTGGGCAGACAGGGACGGCGGCACAGGCAAAGGAGCAGACCTTGTTCAAAAAGCTCTCGAAGGTAAAGACCTTCCCAATGGTGGAGGACCCCGATATTCGCGTGGATCAGTCACAGTAGAACCTGTACCAAATGACATTGGTCCTATCGGGTTTTACTCTGCACTATCACGCAACATCACAGGTCTAGACACCAAAGCGGCGACTCCTGCTGGTTGGAAGCAAGCCATTACTGGCATGATCAAGAAGGGCGCGGTCAAAGAGGCTGAAGTCGAATGGACTGGTCTTAATAACTGGCTTGACCTGCAAGATGGTCGTGTGACCAAAGAACAAGTCAACGACTACCTGAAAAACAATGGTGTGCAAGTCGAAGAAGTCACACTTGCAAGCCCACAAGTCATTGAAGATCAATTTAATGCTGCGCTAGAAAAAAGCGGGTATACCGTTGAGGTCGAAGCGTTTCAGCGGTATTTTTATGATTCTGAAGGCAATGGCGTGTTGTTTCACGAGTTGCCGCAAGAAATCAGAGACATTGCTAATCAGGCTGGCACGACATTAGAAGCCAAATACGGCACTTACACATTGCCTGGCGGGTCAAACTACCGCGAGCTGTTGCTGCGTTTGCCAACAAAAATAAATACAGATGGTTTTACTGTTACAGGCTCCGATAATCGTTGGTTTCTGCGCGGTCCAGATAACCAGATTATTGAAGCATTTGGAACAGAAGAAGAAGCAAGAAGTGTAATAGGAAAGCGTGCGGCTAATGGTGACACAAGTGTTTTTCAATCCAGCCACTTTGAGCAGCCAAACATCTTGTCGCATATCCGTATCAATGACCGTGTTGATGCTGATGGTGCAAAGGTTTTGTTTGTAGAAGAGTTGCAATCAGACTGGGCGCAGAAAGGACGCAAAGAAGGTTTTGGCGAAGTTCAACGAGTTGAATACAACGTTGTTGATAAAGACGGAATAATTGTTCGTATTTTTGGTGAAAAAGCCGAAGCAGATGCATTTGCGTTTGATCGTGGTTTCACTGTTAACGAATCTTCGTTTACCGTATTTACTGAGACACCACTTGCACCATTCGTGACTGACACAAAGGGCTGGCTGTCGCTATCGCTAAAGCGCATTTTGTACTATGCGGCAGAAAACGAATACGACAAAGTTGCGTTTATTAGCGGAAAGCAATCCGCAGAACGATATGCATTAAGCAAGTCTGTCGAAACAATTAAAGTAGTCGCATTTGAAACAATTGACAGGCAAATAAGTATAAAAACTAAGCAAGGCGATGGTTTTTCTATAAGTGTAAATAACAACGGTGTTGTCACTGAAGGTACAGTTTCTGGTCAACAATTTATTGGCAAGTCATTGGACGAAATTGTTGGCAAAGATATGGCACAGCAAATTATGGGTGTCGAAGAAAATGCCGCGTTTTCTGGACTAGAGCTAGATATCGGCGGCGAGGGCATGATCTCGTTTTACGACAAGATTGTGCCAAACAACGTCAAGGATTTACTCAAGAAGTTTGGTGGCGACCAAGTAGAAACAGTGACGTTTGAGGGCACTTCAATGCTCACTAACGAGGCAGTGTTGATGTTATCAAGGCTTGGCAAAAAAGCTGAAGATTTTAAGCAAGTAGGTTTTAGCGTCACAGCACCGATGCGCCAACGACTGGCTGCGGGTGTGCCATTGTTTGCCCGTGGTGGCTACCTTGGCACAGTAGAAAACGCCAACGAAATGCTGACAGCGTCATTTGGGCGAGATACCCAGACATTGATTGATGCAGGACAATTGCAAGTTGTAAACAAAGTCGGCGATTTGCCTGGTGGTCCACATCCTGCTGACGTAAAAGCCATGACCGCACCAGATGGCCGTGTGTTTGTGGTTGCTGAGAACGTGTCGCCAGCAGAGATGCGCGGCATTGTCCTGCACGAAGTCGGTGTCCACGTCGGCATGGAACGGATGCTAGGCGCAGACGTGTTCCAGTCGGTCTTAAAGGACCTGGATGCGGCCACAATGCGTGGCGAGGCATGGGCGCAAGCAGCGCGTGATTCTGTACCAGAGGACACCCCACGGTCATTGGTCAGGGAAGAGCAACTTGCCTACCTAGTCCAGAACGCACCAGAAACGGCTCTAGCGCAACGAATCATTGCGGCCATACGAGCATGGGCATTTCGCACGTTTGAGTTTGCCAGAGACCGCCTAGAGCTTACTGAGGCAGATTACCGTTCACTGGCTATATCTGGTTTGAAGTTTGCGGCACGTCAGCAACGCCAGCAGATTGGCAGTTTGGGTAATGTGTACGCTCGGGGTGCGGTTGAGGACACATCAACAGTTAAGTCAGAGCTGACAGCAGCCGATGAAAACATGGCTCGGGTCAAATCGTATGCGGGTGTGTTGCGTGCCGCAGCAGAAAAGCTGGACAACGACGCACAAGCTGTTGAAGCTATGCGGTCACAGATGCCTGACATTACCGCACAAGAGATTGACGAGCTGTTGGTTGGGTTGCGCACACAGGTCAAGAACCTGCGCGGCATGACCCGTAAGGCTCGGCAAGCGGTTGCGGCTGGTGATAAGGCAGCGGCACTACAGCCAGAAGCCATGCAAGCGGCAGATATGTTGGCCAATAATTTACAGTTGGCTGCGGTGATCGAGCGCAGGAACGCAGCGTTAAACCTGAACGCACGATTGAAGGCCACGTCGTTTGTTAACCAATTTAGAGAAAAGGAACTGGACTTTGAAGGCTTTGCGGCTTTACTGGTTGGTTCTGAGCGTGTTCGCATTGGGGCGCGTATGTCTGTGGATGCCGAGGCTAAGGCATTCCGTGGTGAGTTTGTTGGTGGTTTGCTGGCTGATATGGAAAAGTCAGGACTAAAAGACGCATTTATCTCTGGCAGGTTTGACCGAGATATGTACGATGCACTGTGGCGCATGGGGTCGGATCAGCCAGATATGGCAGGTTTATCGCCAGAAGTCGTCAAGATGGCAGAAATTATCAACAAATACCAAACATCGGCTCGCAACCGTCGCAACAGGTTTGGGGCATGGATTAGGGATTTGCAGGGTTACATCACCCGTCAAAACCACGATATGTTTAAGATTCGTGCGGTTACGCAGGACGAATGGGTTAACGTGGTCAAAGACAAATTGGATTTGCCCAAGATGATTCGTTTGGGAATTATTGACGAGACCGATCCCATTGGTTCATTGCAATCAATTTACAATGACTTTGCGTCTGGCTCGCACATGAAGCCGATGTCAGGCGAAGAGGACATTGTTGCACTGGGACGTGGCTCCAACTTAGCAAAACGTGAGTCAGTTAGCAGGACGTTGTACTTCAAAGATGGCCTTGCGGCATTCGACTACCATGCACAGTTTGGAACCGGAAGGCTGGCAGAAGAGGTATTGATCGGGTTGGATGGCTCGGCTCGGTCAGCGGCATTGCTTAAAACACTAGGTACAAACCCTGAAGCCACATTGACACGGTTGCTAGACGAGTACGAGGAAAGCCTGAAGACCATGCCTGAGCGATTCGACAAGTTTCGCAGCCAGCGTGGGGCAATCATGAACTTTTTGGCGCAAGTTGATGGATCTGTGTTTATACCTGGCAATGTCAATGCGGCAAAGATCAATGCATTCTTACGGTCATGGACTAGCATGGCCAAACTGGGTGGCGCGTTGATTTCGTCTGTGTCTGACTTGGCTGGTTACGCGGCTGAGTTGCGCTATGCCCAAGACAAAAATATGTTGTCTGGTTTGCTTGATAGCGTTAACGCATTGACCAAAGGCCGTGCTAAGGGCGAACGTGCTGACATACTAGGATCACTAGGGGTGTTCTACGAATCTGTGTCTAGCGGCGTGTCTGCTCGATTTGACAGCCCTGAGCTGGTCAACGGCAAAATGGCTGCGGCAATGCAAGCGTTTTTCCGGTTAAACGGGTTAAGCTGGTGGACAGAGGTGTTGCGTGATGGCGCTGCGTTGTCTCACTCGCATTACATGGCCATGCAAGCCAGCAAGGGGTTTGATGACATTAACCCTGAGTTGCGCAGACTGTTAACTTTGTACAACATCGACTCAGGCAAGTGGGATTTGATGCGTATGGGTCAAATGCGCTCTACTGATGGCAAGATGTACATGACCCCAGACTCACTTAATACTTTGCCACAAGAGGCACTTGAGTCGTACATTCGCAGTGTTGGCAGAGCCGCCAGCCCTGCGTCAGTGCAAAACCTGATTGATGACTTGTCGCAAACCATGCGGGTAATGTTTATTGATCGGGCGCACCATGCGGTGCTTGAGCCTAATGCTCGCAACCGTGCGTTCATGTTGCGTGGCACAAAGCCTGGCACAGTGCCTGGCGAAATCCTACGATACATTGGCCAGTTTAAGTCGTTCTCTGTGGCCATTACCCAGACGGTGCTAGGCCGAGAGGTTTATGGCCGTGGCTATGACACGGTTGGCGAATACCTGCGCAAGGGCAAGGGCGATATGCTTGGGCTGGCCAATATGATTGGTTTGTATGGTTTGCTTGGCTACGGTGCAATGTCGATTAAGGAATTGATCAAGGGCAGAGAGCCACGAGACCCATTAAATCCGCAGACCATTATTGCGGCACTGGCTCAGGGCGGTGGACTTGGTCTGTATGGTGACTTTTTGTTTGGCGAATACTCTCGGTTTGGCAAATCGTTGGTGTCGTCTGTCGCTGGTCCAGTGGCTGGTGCGGCAGATACGATTGCAGAACTGTATACACGCGCACGAAATGGTGACGATTTGGCGGCTGTTTCGTTTAAGGCATTGCTCGATAATACGCCATTTAACAACTTATTTTGGCTGCGTCCATTGCTTGATTACGCCATATTGTTTAACATTCAAGAATCGTTGAATCCAGGTTATCTGCGCAGAATGGAGCGCAAGGTTGAACGCCAGAACAATCAGCAATTCTTGTTTAAACCCAGTGAGATAATCCGATGACAGTATCCAGCTCCATTAATCAGGTTTTATATTCTGGCAACGGGACAACTGTTCTGTTTCCGGTGAATTACTATTTCCTGCAAGATTCGCACTTGCAGGTTATCCTTGTGGCCGCAAACGGGACAGAGACCGTCCAGACGCTGACCACGAATTACACGGTGACTGGTGCTGGCAACGAAGCAGGCGGCTCGATCACAATGCTTGTGGCTCCACCCACTGGAACACAGCTCATTATTGTCAGAAACGTCCCTGCGACGCAAGAGACCGATTACCTAGCCAATGACCCATTCCCTGCGGAATCGCATGAGAGGGCGCTAGATAAGCTCACAATGCTAGTGCAGCAGAACAAGCTAGAGTCTGACCGTGCGCTAAAGGTTCCTCTTGCGTCTTTGCCTACGACTGACACTGAGCTGCCGATTCCGGTTGGCAACAAGTTACTGGCATGGAACAGCAACGCATCGGCTATTGTTAACTTTGACCCTGCCGATGTGATTACAATCACTGGCCAGCAAAACAGTTATGCGGATGTGTTTACGGGTAACGGCGTTACGACAGACTTTACCCTGACCCGTAACCCAGGCACGGTGTTTAACATTGATGTGTCGATCAACGGTGTGACACAAGTACCCAATGTGGACTACATTCTTGCGGCCACTACGCTAACGTTTACCAGTGCGCCCCCAGCAGTGGCTAGTCAGGTGCTTGCAAGGTACAGCGAGGTGTTTACGCTGGTTGATGGCGATGCTGCCAATATCAGGTACTTACCTGCTGGCGGCGTACAAACCAACGTCCAAACCAAACTGCGTGAGACTGTCTCTGTCAAAGACTTTGGTGCTGTTGGCGATGGGGTAACGGATGATACGGCGGCGATACAGGCGGCGTTGAATAGCGGAACTAAAGAGATACACATTACGCAAGGAACGTACAGAATCACCAGCACATTAACTATTTCAGGAAATGGTTATCGCATTGTGCAAGCGGGTGATTTGGCGGCTGTTTTGTTAAAAGACTTTAGTGGCACAACGATAGCGTTTAATGCTGGCGAAGTTATTTGGGAAAATTGTTGTATCAATGGACAGGGGGCAATTTACACAGGTCCTTCACAAGTCGGTATTTTTGTTGGAACTGGTGGCGGTTTTGGAAGCAAACTTTTTAATCCTAGAATTTACAACATTGGTTCTGCTTGTGTTAGGTTTGATAGTGACTCAGGGGCAGGATTTTCAATAATTAGTGGACTTTTAGAGCCGTTGCCTTCCACCCAAGCTGCCATAGACCACACAGCAGTTAATGACACAGGCCCAATGGGAAGAATTGTTACTGGTGTTCAAAGTGGAAATGTATTAATTGATTTTGCTTATATGCAAACGACTTTAGTTTCATCATGCGTAACTAATTTTTTACGATATGACTCAACGACTAGCAAAGCCTCTGTTGTTGGTTGCAGAATCTCAAACGGTGTAGTTGGAACAATTAACATAAATGGGATTGATAACCTGTTTGTTGGAAACATTGTTGCGGGAAATGTGGATATACCTAGTGGTGCTAGTAATCCAACAGTTATGAACAATACTTTTGCTAGTGGCGCTGTTGTTACAAATAGTGGAAATATTGCAAGCGCAACTCTTGACCAAACTAATGTACCCTATACGCCTACATGGACATCATCTGGTACGCAACCAGTTTTGGGTAACGGTGCTATCAGCGGTTTATATGATAGAAACGGCAAAGACATTCATGCGTTTGGTCAACTTGTCATAGGTTCAACCACAACATTTGGAACTGGTGCTTATCAATTTGGCTTGCCTTTTCCTAACGTTGGTGGCACACGCATGGGCGTTGCAAGAATTTTAGATGCTGGAACTGTTTATTACACCGGCGTAACTTTAACTGACACCGGCCAAAATTACGTTGAGATTACTTTTAACAATTTGGCTCAACAAGCCCAACAAGGTGTGCCTATTACATTTGCGGTTAATGATGTAATCCAATGGGATGTTACCTATCGCTGCAAAAGCTAAGTATAAAACTTTTAGGAGTATTTAAATGGCTGATGCCAAAATTTCTGCGCTACCTGCTTCAACTTTACCGCTTGCGGGTACTGAAGTATTGCCGATTGTACAATCTGGCGATACAAAAAAAGTTTCTGTTGCTGATTTAACTCCTGGGCTTAGTACTATTACAACCACTAAAGGCGGTACGGGCTTAACAGAATTTACTTCTGGCGGGGTTGTTTACGCCACAAGCACAAGTGCTTTAACTACTGGTAGTGCGTTAACTTTTGACGGCACAACGCTTAAAAATGATGGCGGTGCTACTGCCTCAATTTCTGTGCGCAGCGAATTTGGTACTTTTGCTGCACTGCGTATTGCAGCAAATGCAAACACACTTGGTACAGAAAGTTTTGATTTGGTACAAGGTGCAGACGGTACGGTTTTTATTTTTAACAGAGTAAATGCAGGAGCAGGAATAATTTTTGGCTTAAGCAATGCTGAGGTTGCTAGATTTAACTCTTCTGGCAATCTGGCTTTCCCAGCAGGCAAAGGCATCGACTTTTCTGCTGACCCATCTGCTCCTGGCATGACCAGCGAGTTGCTCGATGACTATGAGGAAGGTACGTTTACTGCAGTAAGAAGTGGATTTATTGAAACTTTAAATGGTGGAGCAATTACAAGTACTGGAACATACACAAAAATTGGTCGTAACGTTACGGTGCAAATCTTACTAACTTGTACAGGCGGCGCAACTATTCAAGGCAATGGCGGGGCTGGTTCTGATTTTAGTTTGCCGTTTACATCGGCACTAAATTATCCAGGTACATATACAGATAACACACTTTTTAATACCACAGGCGCTGTTGTGGTAAGCGGTGCAAATATGTTTCTCGTAACGGGATTTGTTGCGTCAGGAAATAGCCGCGTGTTTACTACAACGTATTCTGTTTAAGGCAAAATTATGTCTCTTACAAAAGCAACTTACTCAATGATCCAAGGGGCGGTTTTCAACGTACTTGATTTTGGTGCGATTGGGAACGGTGTGGAAAACGATCAACCAGCGTGTCAAGCGGCAATTGATGCTGCTGTTGCTGCTGGCGGTGGGGCTGTGTATTTCCCTGCTGGCACTTATTTGCTGACAGGTGTGGCTTCTTCAGACACTTCATTAAACGGACTTTTAATTCCTGATACCAATGAAGTTTTTGACACCGACAAAGGAATTATGCTGTTTGGTGATGGCATTGATTCAATTCTTAAAGCAAACAGCACAAACATGATTGTTGTGCGTAATTCACGCAGATGCACAACCATTCAAAATTTATTGATTGATGGCGGCCCAAAAACACAAAACATCGGATTGGGTTGTATTCCTGAAAGCGTAACGCAAACAACCGAATTAGTTGACCAGTCGTTTATGACTGTTCAGAATGTTCGTATTGAAAACTGCGCCCGTGGGATGATGTTTCAGCCTGGGCCGACTGTTGCTGGCTCTGACAGCGGATGTTTCTATCATTCAATTTCAAACTTGACATCCAACTTAAACGATGAACACGTTTTGATGGTTGGTGATGTAACTGCCGCCAATAATCGAACAACACGATCTACATTTTTTAAATGTACATTTTTGCGTGGTAATACTGGTATAAATTTATTAAAAGGAACAGAAATTGATTTTGTTTCTTGTAATTGGGAACTTATAAATAGCGGAACATCTCCATACGCAACACCAGTTGCGTTTTATTATGGGGATACAAATCCATCACTTATAAACATTATTGGTGGTTACTCTGAGGCTTGCACACGAGGTGTTGTGGCAGCAACTAACGCAATTGCATCTTACATTTCATTGTTTGGCTATGCTCAATCAATGGCAGAAGATGCAACATATTTTTTCATGAATAAACATTTGCCAAAACGATTGGTTATTAGTAAGCCAAACAATTTTGAGCTAGTTGAGTTTTCATTTGGAAATGCATCGTTTGTTGGTTTTGTTGCTGATCCTTTGCAAGCAAACAGTAAGACGCTTGATCTGACAGTAAACGGGGACACAAAAGTTAGATGGGCCGCTGCTGGCTCTGAAACTTTTTTTGGAACTGATGGAAATATAGTCACCAGTTCAACAGGCAGAGTTGTTTCTTTTGGTTACAACGGAAGCAATACCATTCAAGCAAATGGCGGCGCTTCTGCACAAATGTTTTTGTCTGCAACGGATACAGTTGCGCTTAGCTTTGGAGGCAATGTTGTAGAGTGTAGACCTGGAGGTTTAGATATTATTCCGCAAGTCAACAACACCATAGACCTTGGGGACGCATTACTTGCATGGAAAGATATTTACACAGTAAATCCTGTTACTGTAGTTTCTGATCCAAGATTTAAAACAGACATTGAAAATCTTTCTTTTGGTCTTGATTTTATAAATAGATTACGTCCAGTATCTTATAAACTAAAATCTGGCGGTGCAAAAGTTATTGGGCAAGAAAAGATTAGTGATGCGATCATTGACATCGATGCAGATGGCAATGAGTATGAAAAAGAACCGGCACAGTACAAAAATATTTATGAGTTCACACCTGGAAAGAGAACTCATTTTGGATTGCTTGCTCCTGAAGTAAAACAAGCGTGTGGTGATATTGATTTTGCTGGTTTTGTAAAAGAAAATATTGAAGACCAAGAATCAAAAGAAATGCTGCGATATGAAGAATTGATTGCACCGTTAATTAAAGCGGTGCAAGAGCTGTCTGCCAAAGTCGCGGCACTTGAAGCAAAATAACCGTACTGGTGCGGCTCACCAGCATTTAATGTGTAGCGGGATAGCTACTCTGGAAACAAGGAAACAATATGTTAGAAAAACTAGTAGTAGTTGACCGCATCGAAGTGCTTGAGAACGGTAGCGTACAAGTACGCACCAAGACAGCCATTATGGAAGATGGCAAGCAAATATCAGGCACATTCCACCGCCATGTTGTTGCCCCAGGCGATGACTACAGCGCAGAAGATGCACGAGTACAAGCCATTTGCGAAGCGACGCACACCCCAGAAGTCTTGGCTGAATACCAAGCGATGCAAAATGATCCAGCCTGATAAGCAAGCTCACTTCTGGGCGGGGCTGGCGATTATGTTGTCAGTCTCGCTATTTGGTGGCTGGATAGCAGGGCTGGTGGTTGCTATTGCGGCTGGCTTACTAAAAGAAGCGTATGACTCGATGGGCTTTGGTACACCCGACATTTGGGACGCAGTAGCAACAGGCTTAGGCGGTGTTGCGGGTGCTGGGCTCTACGGTCTAGCCTATTTAACGATTTAGCTGTATATTTATACTGTACCGGCCCAGTAGACCGGGGATTCTAAGGAATCATAGCAATGAGTGAAGAAGTCGAAAACTTAGCGGAAGTACCTGAAGTACCCGCGCCGGAGCAAGAGGCCACGGCGGCCCCTGAATCTGAAGAAACACAAGCGCCGGAAGTAGAGCAGACAGAAAGCACCAAGTCATTCTCGCAAGAGGAACTTGACGCCATTGTCAGCAAACGGTTAGCAAGAGAGCAACGCAAGTGGGAAAGAGAAACGCGTATGCGACAGGAGCAGCAACCTGTCATGCAACGAGAACTTCCGCCCGCTGACCAGTTCGAATCGGTAGACGCGTATGCGCAAGCATTGGCAGAACGCAAAGCCGTAGAACTGTTGCAGCAACGGCAAGCTCAAGAGCAGCAGATGCAGATCTTAGAGTCTTATCACGAACGTGAAGAAGAAGCTCGGAACAAGTACGATGACTTTGAACAAGTCGCCTACAATCCGAACGTCCCAATCACCAACGTGATGGCCGAAACGATTAGATCTTCCGATGTGGGGCCTGATGTAGCGTACTTCTTAGGCTCTAACGTGAAAGAAGCCAATCGCATTTCCAAATTGTCGCCCTATCTGCAAGCCAAAGAATTGGGTAAGATCGAGGCCAAACTGGCTGACAATCCGCCCACCAAGAAAACGTCAAGCGCCCCAGCGCCGATTGCCCCAGTGACCGCTCGCGGTAACAACGGGAAGACTTTAGACACGACCGACCCTCGCGCTGTTAAAGAGATGAGTACGTCAGAGTGGATTGAGGCTGAACGTAACAGGCAACGGAAAAATTGGGAAGCTAGACACCGCTAACTTTTAAGGACTTTAAATCATGGCTAACAGCATTCTAACTATCGACATGATTACCCGTAAGTCTCTCGAAATCCTCGAGAACAACCTGGTAATCACCCGCAACGTTAACCGCCAGTACGACGATTCGTTCGCCGTCCAAGGCGCTAAAATCGGCTCTACATTGCGTATCCGCCTGCCCGACCGTGCGTTGGTTACTGACGGCGCTGCTTTGACCGCGCAAGACGACAACGAACAGTTCACCACTTTGACTGTCGACAGCCAAAAGCACATCGGCGTTCAGTTCACATCTGCTGAGCTAACCATGCAGTTGGACGACTTCGCTGAGCGTGTGCTTAAGCCTCGCATCAGTCAGTTGGCCTCCAGCATTGACGCTGACGTCGCAAACTCATTCTTGAGCATTGCTAACTCAGTCGGCACACCAGGCACGACACCAGCCACTTCGTTGGTTTTGTTGCAAGCACAACAGAAACTTAACGAAAACGCAGCGGTCATGTCACCACGCTACGCCACTGTCAACCCAGCCGCTAACGCTGGATTGGTTGAGGGCTTGAAAGGTTTGTTCAACCCCACCGACACCATTTCCCGTCAGTTCAAGAACGGCATGATGGGCATGGGTGTGTTGGGTTACGAAGAAATCAACATGTCTCAGTCAATCAAGCAGTTCACCGTTGGCACCCGTACCGCTACCGGCGGCACGACTTCAGCTGCTGTGACCGTTGAAGGCGCAACATCCATCGCCATTACTGGTGCTGGTGCTGCGGGCACAATCAAAGTTGGTGACGTGTTCACCATCGCTGGTGTGTTTGCAGTCAACCCACAGACCCGTGAATCAACCGGTTCACTGTTCCAGTTTGTGGCTGTTGCTAACGTCACGCTCGACGGCTCTGGTGCTGGTACCGTCACTGTTGCTCCAATGTACTCGGCATCACAAGCCTTGGCCACAATGGACAGCTTGCCAGGTAACGGTGCTGCTGTTGTCTTCATCGGCGCTGCTGGCATCCAGTACCCACAGAACTTGGTCTACCACAAGGACGCTATCACGTTCGCCACGGCTGACCTGTTAATGCCTCAAGGCGTAGACATGGCTTCACGCCAAGTCCACAACGGCATTTCAATGCGTATCGTTCGTCAGTACGACATCAACAACGACCGTATGCCTTGCCGTATTGATGTGCTTTATGGTTTTGGTGTGATTCGTCCAGAAATGGCCGTTCGCATGTGGGGCTAAACTAGCCTAGATTGGGGGGCTTCGGCCCCCCAACTTTTAAGTAGAAGACTATGCCAAATATTTATCTAAAGCATCCAGTGCATGGCGCTAAAGTTGCTATCGCTACGGACGAAGCGGCGGCTGACAAACGCAACGGTTGGGTAGAGTTCGACCCATCTGCACCAAAAGCACCAGAAAAAGTTGCTCAAGAA